GTTATGATAAAATTAAAAGCAGATAAGGATATTCGAATATGAGCTTAGGAACTAGCAACAGAGATGGCGGAAAAACAAGCGAGAGCGGACACCTTCGAGCGTTGGCTAAAATCGTATCCGGCGACATCATTACCGGACTAAACGCGGTCCAACGTGCTGCAGGCGTGAACATGAGCGTCGACGTACAAGTCGGTGATGCGTTTGTGCGCCGCTCTGACGGTACTTACGCCCACCCTGTATTCAATGACGCTGTATATAACCAGGTAATCAGCGCAGCGGACGGTTCAAACCCTCGTCGTGATATTGTTGTAATTTATGTTGATTATGGTCAGACTCCAAGTACTGCAGTAAGCAACAACACCAATGGGGTCGTAAAAATTAAGGTCGTAAACGGTACGCCAGCCGGAAGTCCTGTCGATCCAAACGGTGCGGCTATACAAGCGTCAGTCGGTGCGGGAAACCCATACAGCATTCTGGCTCGCGTGCGTGTGCCAGCCGGTCAAACCTCAATCAGCAACTCGCTTATTGATGATTTGCGCACAATGATTAGCAGCAATGCAGACACCGTAAATACTGCTGCAATCATTGCCGCTGCGGTCACTGCTGCAAAAATAGCCGCTGGTGCAGTAGATGCAACAAAACTCTCGACTGGTGCGATATATCTTGGCTATGTGGAGCGTACTACAAACTTTACAACAACCGGTTCAAACACCACCGTTACCGGATTGGTCCAGGCAGTTACAATACCAGCAGGTGGGCGCGGTATAAAAATTACGGTTGGTGCTTTTAACTTCCAACACACAACCGCCGTCACCAACCTTGAGCTTTCGGTGTGGGACGATACGGCGGGCGTACAAATAGGCGGTGTACTGGGTACTATACCTGATGTAAGCTATTCATTCCCTGTTGCTCTCGTAGTGCCACTGGTCGGCGCAAAAGCCCCTGCTGCTGGTTCGCGTACATATTCTGTAAGAATCGGTAACGGCGCGGCAACCTCGACACTTTCGGCAAAAGCAACAGCCCCAGCATTTATAAACATTGAAGCAGTATAATAAGGAGTTCATTATGCCAATTTTTTCATACAAATTCACACACAGCGCAGGGTTCGGCGTCGGCGAAGTTGAAGCCGACAACGACGAGCTGGCGATTAAAGAGCTAACTGCCAAATTAACGCCTACAGATAAAGACGTCGAAAAACTCGAAGATCTAAAAATAGAAGTTACAGAGTTGCAAGCCCCAGCCATTGAGGAATAGTCGTGGACATAGGGTTGCCGCGTAAACAAAAAATAAACGGCACAGAGTGGGCGCAGGCTCGCGCCAGGGCGATCGCCAGCAAAGACCCTGTCTGTGCTATTTGTCATAAATACATAGATGTTACTTTGCCGATGAAAGACCCGGAGACCGGCGAGTGGAATGGTCTGGCGGTCGAAGTAGATCATAAAGTTCCGCGCGCTCGCGGTGGTCCGATATACGATATAGAAAACCTGCAGCTGTCGCACAGCGCCTGCAACCGCAAAAAGGGTGCGCGCATGGAGTCCGACTATGAAGCTAATGCTGTCGTCAATCCGTTCCCGCATTCTAATGCTTGGTAGCGTGTTATAATGGTTTTATTGGAGGAGTTCACACTTATGGGCAACGCAGAAACACCGGAAGCGCCAGAAATTAGCAAGGCAGCGCTTAAGGCGTATATACCTGAGCCGCCAGCAGAAGAGGACACCGATGGCGAGGACTAGACAAGAGGTTCGCGACTTTTTAAACTCGCTCGTCGGGTTGATGGTCAATGAGAAGTGCGGCATCTATAACGGTCAGTGCATATCGCTTATAAAAGCGCTTCTTGAGTTCCTTGGTGCTCCTAATCCGTACGCCGGGCGCGGCAATGCTAAAGACTGCGGCGACACTCTGGTACGCCAGGGAATAGCTGCAAACGCTCCAGGCTGGCTCAATGTATGCGTAAACCGGGACATGGGCTTAATCGACGGCGTCCGGTACGGTCATATCTGGCTTGACTTATCTGGCGAGATGAGCTTCGAGCAGAATGGTAGCCGGGCATTACGCACTACAAAAAACACTCGCCCTATTTCTCAGGCTCAACAAATTGTAAACTTAGATCAATACATAAGGGAGGACGATATGAATAACAAAGTAGACAGAGGCGGAATAGAAACTATCACTAGAGGGTTCTTTGATGCAGAGCCGACTGCTGAGGAATATAAAAAGTTCGTTGGTGGTGATTGGGCGACTGCATTGCATTATGCTATTACCTCCGACAAATACAAAAACCGCATGGCGGGGTTGATAAAACTAGTTACCGTTACCGAGCCAGCACTTAGGGAGCAGGTCAAAACCCTTCAGGAGCAGGTCGCGGCAAAGGGTAACTGTACACCCGAGGAACGTGCGCTCCTGGATGCGCTCTATAAAGTAGTAACTAAGAAAGGTTAAAATATGATTGTATTTTCACTCGATCCAGCATTAGTAGTCCAGCTTATATTGGCGGTATTCCTGCCGATTGGAGTTGGCTTGGTAACAACCCGCGTAACGTCAGGCGCTAAAAAAGCGTGGTTACTCGCCGGGCTGTCGCTACTCACAAGCCTATTGACCCAGTTTGGCGACGCTCTAGCCTCACAGGGCGCGTTTGACGTCGGATTGGCATTACTTGCCGTTATTCCCGCGTTTGCCATCTCAGTGGCGACGTACTACGGTCTGTGGAAGCCTACCGGCGTCGGGCAGGCTGCTCAGGACGTCGAACTCACTACTCTCGTAAAATAAACATTCGGATAAACCAAAAAGAGCGCCCCTCGCACCGGCGCTCTTTTTATGTGAACACATTTATTGTACAGGTTCGTCGAGCGTATTCAAACTCCGCGTGCCTTTGGCTGCCATAACCACCTCATAGCTCCGGCTGCCTTTCTCGGTATTGCAATACATACACGCAGGCTTCAGGTTGGCGAGATTAAAGCGCAGGCTCGGGTCTCGCGACCGGCTGACGACGTGGTCCAGGGTGAGCTTATGTATATCGATACGCACCGGACACCACTCATGTATTTGCAAATAACACTCCCAATACTGCCCCTCGATTGGCGGCGGGTTCTTTCGTATCCAGGTGGCGCGGGTAACCATCCACTGCTTTGTTTGTTTGCCGACTTTATTTATAGGCTTGGTCGAGCGCCTCAGCTCCGTTCGTTTTAATGCTTTCTTGGGGTTTGCAAAACATTGATATGCAAAATGCCCCATCAGCCCGCAATGCTTGCATGGCTTTTTTGGAAATCTATCCAGTGACACGTACTCCCTCCATTCCTCCTTCGATTAGTACCCTAATTGTATCAGAGCCGGTTATGTTACAATTACTACATAAACCAGAGCGCATACGGGAACTACCCGGTTAAGAAAGGAGAAGGCGATCATGGCTAAGGCAAATACAGAGGTGCAACCCACCGTTACCAGCGAGGACAAAATCGTCCCGATCGAAACATTGGTCGCGAACGACATCAACCCTCGTAAAATCCATCAAAAACAATTCGAGGCTTTGAAAAAGTCACTGCAGGAATTCCCGGAAATGAAACAACTCCGGATGATTGTAGTCGACGAGGGTTTCAGGATACTTGGAGGGCATCAGCGTATCTACGCGCTGAAGGAACTCGGCTATACAGACGTCGAGGTCAAGCAGGTATTTGGCTTAACCGAAAAACAAAAACGCGAATTCATTATAAAGGACAACACCGCCTCTGGTGAGTGGGATACTGACATACTCGCAAACAACTGGGAAATGGACGAGCTGGAGGGCTGGGGTCTGACAAACTTCAACTTCGGTGATGTCGATAAAGAGCCAAAAGAACCGGCATCAAAAGACGACCAGAGTAAAACGCATATCTGCCCGAACTGCGACTTTGAGTTTGAAGATTAGAATGGAGTTAACAATATGGCGCGACATTATGGTATCCCTTATATGGGGTCTAAACAAAAGCTAGTTGATAAAATAGTACCGTTTATACTGAACCGACACCCTGGCGTCGACAGTTTTTATGATCTATTCGGTGGCGGTGGGAGCGTATCTCTTTATGTGGTACGGAAGTACCCGCACCTCGACGTGGTATACAACGAGCGCTCAAAGGCTATCAGCTCTCTCATGCAGCACTTAAAAGAAGGTGGCGACATACCGCTGGACTTTGTTACCCGGGCGGAGTTTGAGTCGAAATACAAAGGCGACGATTGGTATGCCGGTCTGTTGCAATGCGCCTGGACGTTTGGCAATAACCAGAAGTCGTATTTATACGGTATGCCGATCCAAGATTTCAAAGAAGCACTCACGGACTTGGTTATGACTGGTAAGGGTGATATTGAGTGGATAGAGCAAACTGCAGACGATATATTAAAAAATGTATACAGTAATGACACCAAAACAAAGCTATTCTTAAATACTGATAGATATAAAACTCCGTATCAGCGCCGCATAGTAATAGCAAGGCAGATACCTCAAATGTTGGGTATATTGCAATTTATGCCTCGCCTTGAAATGATGAAATCGATTAGGGATATGCCCGGCATTAGCGCTATGGGTATAAGCGCCGGCAAAAGCTACGACGAAGTGCCAATCATTGGCGAGCGTCCCATGCTCTATTGTGATCCGCCATATGAAGGCACAGCAGAGTACCGGGAGGGAGCATTTAACCACAAGGAATTCTACGACTGGTGTATGGATCAAAAGTACCCGGTCTATATTAGTAGCTACAGCGTAAGCGACCCGAGACTAAAACGCGTAAAGGCTATCAATACCCGGTCGTTACTATCTAAAAAGACTCTAGAAAATACGCTTAGGAACTACGAGAATATCTACTGGAATGGCGTGGAGTAGTGCATGGCTGCTCCCAAAGAGGTAAAACAAAAAGAACCAGTCGAAGCGGCACACGAGGCGTGGTTTTTTGCGCTTGAGCCTAAATATGTCGTCCAGCTAATGACGGAGTGGAACGAGCAAAATCTAAACATCAAACTGAAAAAAAAGAAAAACTATGACGACTGGCTTAACTATTTCAAGACGATGCCGACCAGCCATATCCGTATGTTAGTGGCGACCGGGCAGGACATCCTAAACGCCGAGGCATACTCCGCGCTCCGGCGCTGGGCTGACATTATCAGTAACCCGGGGCGTATCGATAAGATCCACCAAGCGGGGCTTGTTGGTAAGGGTAGCAAAAAGAACTCGGTGTTGGCGCTGGCGCAGGATAATGACCGCCTGGGCGTGCTGAAGGCGACACGCGATAAGATTGCCGAGAAGCTCGACAAAGGCGCTGGTAACCGCGATACTGCCCTGCTGACGCGGGAAATGACGGAGATCATGACCCAGATTGCAGACTACGAAAAACGGCTCGGTCCGAAAGCCGACACGCCTTTAGGCGCGCTGTTCGCAGATATGCCTGAGGTAGTTGGTAAACGTGAAAAGAATACTGGCGCTCGCAACACCAGTTTCCGATCTAGAATAACAATTGACGATCTAGAAACGTCAACAGAGGACGCGGAGTAATGGCAAATTCAAAAATGAAACGATACGGCAACCAAGTCCCTCGAATTGACGTATATGAGAACGGTGATATTTGGCTTGCTGATAAAACAATACGCCTATGGGAGAGCTATGGCGGAAAACTGCTGCCCTGGCAAAAAAACGTACTGTATCGCTGGATGGCGCTCAATGAGGACGGCACATGGGCAAACCCGGACTGCGGCTTGGAAGTTCCCCGGCAAAACGGAAAAACGGAGTTGTTCCTGGTCCGGATCATCGGCGGCATGGTATTTTTGCACGAGGCACTTATTTACACAGCGCAGTCCGATAATACGGTGGAAACAATTAAAACCCGTCTCCAGCGTTTCTTTTACGATGCTAAGGACGAGATCCGCAATATGCTTACTGACGAGTTTGATAAAGAGCCAAAGACGCTCGATTACGTGGAGCTTCGCAACCGAGGCCGAGTAGTATTCCGAACCCGAACGCGTACAAACGGTCTGGGTGCTACCAACGACACCCTGCTTATCGATGAGGCTCAAGAAGAAACTGACGCGCAAAACGAAGCGCTCTTGCCTACTATTTCAGCTGGTAAAAATCAAAACCAGCAAACCATTCGCGCCGGTACTCCGCCGAGCGGGGGCGGGTCTGGTACAGTCTTTATTCGTAAGCGCCGGAACGTACTCGAGGGCAAAGTTACCGATGTATGTTGGCAGGAGTGGAGCGTGGAGACTATTACCGATCCGAACGACGTGGACGCTTGGTATGCTGCAAACCCGAGCCTTGGCTACCACTTGCTTTTATCTGCAGTCAAAAAAGAAGCCGGGGAAATGGCCATCGACTCGTTTAATAAAATGCGCCTGGGCTGGATTGCGGGCGTGGAGAGCCAGCGTGCCTTTACGGACGATCAATGGCTGCCATTAGCCACTGAGAGCGTCGTGTTGCCTGAAAACGCACCGT